CTTGTCCAAGGCGAGGGCCAGATCGATCGCCGTGTCGTCGCCGGCAGCCTTGGCCTTCAGAGCGGCGCGCTCCTCGTCGGTGTACGTCACCGACTTGCCTTGCTTTTCCTTTCGGCGCTTGCGGAAGGCTTCGGCCTTGACGGGATCGTTGCGCTCCTTGTCGGTCAGCTTGATCAGGATGCGCGGCGTGATGCCGATCACGTCGTACAGCAGGCGCTTGATCTGCACCGGGCTGTCGAAGTTAATGACGGGATCGCCGGTGAAGTTCGCCGCGACTATGCTGTTGACGAAGCCGACCTGGTTCTTCTCTACTTCGTCAGCCAGAAGCAGTGCGCTTTGGTAATCGGGGAACTGCTCACGGATGTCGTGGGCAAGCGCGTCCAGCTTCTTCTTGCGCGTATCGAGGTTGCAGCCCCCGGTGACAATCTCCACAGCCTCCTTGACGTTGGCGGGAGTCAGCTCGGTGTACTCGGGGCAGACGGTGCCCGCCCAGCCGTGACCCATCAGGAACTCACGCAGCGTCTTCCACGCCTCGTCGTACCGCTCGTCGTCCTTCTTCTCCATGCCGACGAGCTTTTCCATCGAGATCGGGAAGCCCTTCACGAACGCGAGGCTTGTCAGGTACTCAGGCTTTTGCTCCACGGCGAGATACACGTCCCACGTGTTCTCGATTTCCATGATCACCTGGTGATAGGTGAAGAGAGCAGCCGTGCAGATCGGGTCGTCGCAACCGTAGTTGAACGCACGCTCGGCGGTGAGCTCGTTCATCTTGTATTGCTTGCCGTCGATCGTCGTGACGTGCTCGTACGTTTCCTGCTCGTAATCGAGCTCGAGCTTGCTGCGGTCCTTCAAGCCGAGCGGCAGGTTCTCGTTGGTGTAGCTGGAAGACTGAAGAGTGTCGATCGCGTTCGGCCACATGCCCGCCCAGCCGTTGTCCTTCCACACTTCGCCCCAGTGCTGATAGAGCACCGGAAATTCGTACGCGCGGTTGTGGATCACCGTGTACAGGCGCTTGCTCGGGATCTGCTCGCACAGCTGGCGGCACTGGTCCAGCGTGATGTTCTTGACCTTGTCCGTCTCCTTGTGGTCGACGGTCATGTAGATCGTGTGCTGAGTGTTGTCGCCGAATGTGATGCCCATGCCGGTGAGCTCGGCACCCAACACGTCGATCTTCTCGGTGGTGGACTTCTCCGAGATCGCCATCAGCTTTTCGAGCCACTCGTCTGACTCATCAGGAGTGGAAGCTTCGATGTCCATCGCGACGAAGGGCGAGGTCTGCACCGCGCCCTTGAACCGACGCAAGATCTCTTCGTAGTTGCCGGCGTGCACCAGCGTCTTCGTGCCGTAAAAGCGGCGCAAGTCGTGCACGCGGTTCTCCGGAGCAAGGCTTTCCCACTGCTTGACCATGCCCGCTTTGATCGTGAGCGGGCGGCGACGCGTGTTCACCTCGTCGGCCATCAAGCGCGCAACGCGCCAGCTGGTCGCGACCTGGTCCTTGCTGTCGATGATGCGTTGCAGCTTGGGCATCTGATCGATGTCCTCCCGCAGGCGGTGCAGCTTGTCGGTCTCGATCAGCTCCTGCATCACTTCGAGGCCCTCGAGCCCGAAGGTGCGCACCAGCTCCACGAAGGCGGCGTCACCGAAGTTCTTGGCGCCGGGAATCTTGTCGGAGTTGTCGCCGACGAGCGCCTTGTACAGCGTGATGTACTTGTGCGGGAACATGCCGAACGGGTTCTTGTTAAGGTCGGACCCGTTCCACACGTCTGTGTTGTCGTCGACAAGGACGGACATGTCGCCGTCGCCGGAGCGCACGACGTTGCGGCTCTTGCGAAGGTGCTTGGCGAAGTAGGCCAGCACGTCGTCGGCTTCCATGCCGTCTTGCCACGCGACTGTCATGCCCAGATCGCGCGCCTGCTGCGTGATCCGATCGCGCGCGATGTTCAGCTGTTCGCTGACGGCTTCGTGCTTGTCGCGGCCTGCCTTGTACGTCTCGAGGAACGTGCGACGGCGCGCCTTGGCGTTGCGACCGTCCCACACCAGAATGCACTGGCGCGGGGCAAGGTCGAAATGGTCGAGGTCAAGTGCGACCTTCTCCCAGAAATTGTCGATGCCGTACTGGGCACCGTTGACCTGTACGTCCTTGCCGTTCTCGTCCTGGACGACACGGCCTTCATCGTGATCAACGCCGCGCAGAAGCGCGGCGTTCAGAATCGAGTTGCCGTCGATCAGCAATCTCATTGTTGGACTCCTAGTTGTAGACGGACCTGCCGTCGATGTAGGTGTGGCGGCCGCACGCTTGCGGCAGCACACGTGGCTCGAGCCACGACGGGAAGCCGAGACCCTCGGAAGGCTTCTCGACGACGATCGCGTCGGTGGCTTGGTACTGCACCGGGTTCGTGCTGCGCAGCATCGTCACGACGCCTTCGCGTTGCTGCTGCGAGAGGAACCCGTAGACGAAGTTCTTCGTGACGCCGCTGGACGCCGCGGCGGCGATCAGGCCGGCGCGGGTCTTGGGCGTGCGAAGGAGGGCGAGAAGCATCTTCTCGGCAGCCTCCCTGCGCTCTTGGCGTGTAGGTTGTCCAGCGCGCCGTCTCACAGCAAGCCTCGCTCACGGTCTTGCTGGCAAGCCACGCAGCGTATCTTCCCGAGCGCCAGGCGGCCCGCGGGGATCGGGTCCCCACAGTCGCACTGCGTCTTCGGCCAGGTGCCGTCGGCGTTCTGTACCTGCTCGGGCTTGGCCTTGGCGCGTGCGTTGTTCACGTACGCGTCATTCAGCTGCTGCGTGAGCTCGCTCGCGGCGTCGAGTTCATCTGCCTCTCGCGTCATGCGGGAAGCTCCTCCGCGGGCACCAGCTTGTAGCGCGACACCTCTGTGAGCACCGGCTCGAGATCACCATTCGTGACCTCGCGGTGCACCGTGACTTCCACCAAATTGGTGCCCTTCACGTCGATGACGACGCGTGAGACAAGCTGTCCTTTGAGGCCGAGAACATCGAGCAGGCGTTCGCCGATGGACGCGCCAGTGGCCAGAGCCATAGGATCGTCGTAGCTCATGCCGCGCCCCACTTCTTGTATGCCCAGTCGGTCGCGATTCGACCCACCAGTACGATCAGCGCCGCTGCGAGCGCGCCCGAAAGCGTGGAGGATTCGTAGTTCGCCACCGCAGCGGAGACGTTGGCTGCTATGAAGATCAGTATTACGTCGAGGGTCGAGAAGTCCCTCTCCGAAAGGAACTTCAAGACGAGGTTCAGGGGTGCGTTCATGCGGCACCTCCGAGTGCCTCGAGAACCTTGAGAGCTTCCGCGTGCAGATCCCCGACAGAGCCGTTGTTCGTGATCTCGACGTCGATCAAGTCGTCGGACACGCCCCGCTCGGACGCATGCACCGCAGCTTCGCCGGTCAGGCCGGTGTTGTCGGGGCGAATGATTCTGACCACGATGCCACCGGCTTCGCGGATCAGGCGCGCTTCGTTGTCGAAGCGGCAGTCGGCGCTGACCAGCGGCGGTCGACCTTCACGCACCCAGCGCCGCAGCACGCGATTGACCCACACGTCGGGGCCGAACACCGCGCGCACGCCTTCGGTGCCGAGCTTTTGCAGCGCCTGCCGGCGCGTCATGCCGAGCGCCTCGCAGTACTCTTCCTTCGAGACGTCGTCGTAATACAGATGAACAGGTTCATCTGCGATGAGCGCCGTCACTTCCTTGAGCGCATCGGCGAATGAAACTCGCCTGAATCCCTTCTGCACGAGGGCCTGCGCAAATGTGTCTTTACCGGCTCTAGCCTTGCCGGTGATTGCAACCAATCTCATGTTGACCTCTTTGTTTTTGTTGTTGTCGGGTCGGTTTGAAATCTCTACATCACTTGTGCTGCAGGTCCTCCACGATCTGGTCGATGCGTTCGGCCCACTCGCGACGCGTCTCTGGACGCACGAACCTGTTCGACTTGGGGCCGAACGGGTTGCCGAAGTGGGACTTGAAGTAGCGCGATGTCATCAGCGTTGGCACCGCGGCTTGGTACAGCGCAAGGACCAGCCCGTCGGGCGGGCCCTGCAGAAGCTCTTGGCAAGTCAGGCCCGCGCCGAGGACGTCCACCGCAAGGGCGCGGCGCCGTTTCGGCAGAGGGTGCGGGGCTGGCTGGTTGAAGTGCAACCGAGGGATCAATTTGAATCGTTCACCCTGGATTGCTACGTTCGCGAGCCAAAGCACGTCGTCCCCGACGCGGCCTGACAGGTAGGAGGCAAGCGGGTGCGACGTCTTGATCGGCGCCACGCTCACCTCGTCGTATCCGAGGTCGACGGCGGGCTTCTTCGCCTCCACCGTTCGACCGTGCAGGTTGCTCCATGCGCCTCGCGGCGAAACTTCGAGCAGCGCGTCCTCGAGCTGCACGCGCACGCGATCGCGGCGCACGTCTACTTCCACTGGCGAGCAGTGAAGGCCGACGGCCGCCAGCTTGACCAGTGGGATGCGCCAGCGCGTTGCCGATCGCTTCGTGCCGAAGTAGGCGATGCCGGAGCCTCTTCCAACCGCGCTGCGTGCGACCTTGCCGGGGTTGGGTACGAGGCCGAGGTTTCGATCCACGTACTCTTCCCACGTATTGATCACATCCGCCTCGTCGAATCGAGGCCGGGGCACGCACCACTGGTAGGGCGACAC